CAAAGCCACGGGAGCCCGTATGGCGAAGCGAGCCCCGCGACCGAAGCTGGGGTAGGAGTTCCCTCGGGTAGATCAGTTCCCTCGGGTAGTTCCCTCGGTACCGAGGGAACCGATCTGCGGGCCGCGACCATCGCCACCAAGGGTCAGGTAGCCACCCCCCCGCGTTCGTTCTCCTACGGGGCTGTAATCGCCGGGAATGGCCATATTTCAGAACGGGGGCACATCACCAAGCGTCCGTAGGCGCTCGATTGCGTCCTGAAGGGGGCCGGAGAGGGGTCGCTTGTCGCGGCGCCACTGCTTCTCAAGCGCCTCTCGCGTCTCGCGACGGGCGCGTGCGTACGTTCGGTTGAGAACGGCTCGCTCGCCGGGCGTGCACTTGACCGCATCGTCGTCGTCGCGGTGGTAGCGGACAGGCCAGCCGTCCCGGTCGAGCTGCGGCGGCAGGAGTGCGCGCTTGGGCGTGATGGTGCGCGCGATCTCGCGGATGTCGCGCGGCACCGGGGCGTACTCGCCATCCCGCATGTACCGCTCGGCGGCCTCGCGAGCGCAGTCGTAGTTCAGGTCCTCGATCGCCTGCGCGAAGAACCGGATCTTCTCTGCGGTCCACGGGCGGCGGTCGAAGAACGTCGAGAGCCCGGTCGTGATGCTGAGTGCCTGCTCTGGTGTCACGAGAGAAGCCCCCTCCGCGCCACTGCCAGCGACGCCTCGAACGGGTCCACCGGGCCTTCCGCGAGAATCCGCTCCGCGAGCTGGTACTCCCGCGCCCGTGGCGGAGCTGCGGTCCCGGCCCACTGGCCGTACTTCGCCGCGAACGCTGCGACGCCGCAGAACTCCACGGGCGTCGCGTCGAGGTAGCGGCCCCACGCGGCGAGCACGGCGGCTTGCCCGTGCGTCTTGCGAAGCCTCGCAAGGGGCTTGAGGGCAGGCTTGGCCACCATCTCGCCGCCGGTTCTGGCGGCCCATGCCTCGGCGTACGGGGTGAGCCACGTCGTTCGGGTCGGGGGCTCGACTTCAGGAACCACCACGCGCACCGGCGGCTTGTCCGCCGGAATATCCGAACGAAGTGAGGATATATTCTTCTTAGGATCCTGCTTCTGATTATGATTCTGCTTATGCTTATGCTCCTTGCTCCGAGCATTGCTCGAAGCATTGCTCGAAGCATTCCAGCGGGCGGCAGCAGCAACCCTCGCCCGGTCCTCGTTGACCTCCCGCGTGCGGATGTTCCGGTCCCGCTCGGCTGACATCCCCGGCCACATCCGCTCGGCTGCGCCCCACGCCTCGTCGCTCGCCCACGGCTTGCGGACCAGCTCGCCGCTGCTCCAAGCATTCGCCAGCAGCCGGATCGCCTTGCCTTGGTCCTCCCAGGACAGGTCCGAGTCGAGCACGATCTGCGACCAGATCGCGACGTGCAGCGGCATTGTGGGCAGCCACTCACTCTTTATTAGCATCACCCAACCCCCCCTTATTCCCGCCCAACTCACTGTAGGAACGCTGATCTAAGCGACCCTCACTGATGCAACCAGTGCGATGCGCTACGCTTTCGCCCTGTGGGAGTCACCACCACGCTTGTCGCGGTCCAGGCGGGCGTTCGCGCGCCTCGTAGCCTCGGACACCGGGTCCCCGATGCTGCCCATCCACTGCCAGTAGTGCCGCTGCATCGTGCCGAGCGAGACGGCGCAGAACGCGGACACCTCTGCCGGGTTCGCGCCATCCTGAAGGCTCAGGCTGATGAACGTATGCCGGCCGTGGTAAAAACCACGATACCGCAGCCCGAGCTCCGCGCAGCAGCGATGGAAGTTCATCCGGCCGAACTGGCTGGAATCCACCTCGCGCCTGTAGCGGTTCAAGCTGACGAGCCCGCTGCCCTCGGCCCAAGACGGCTTCGCCATCCGGTACAGCCCGCGCAGGCGGTCGCTCACGCGGATCTGCCGCAGGCTCTTGCTGGTCTTGCCCTTGGTCTGCTCGCGGCTGGCTATCGGCCGCGCGATGGTCACTTCGCCCGTGTCGAGGTCGATGTCGCCCCAGCGGAGCCCGCACGCCTCCGACGGACGCATCCCGGCGAGGAACACGGAACCCGCAAGCGCGAGGTACTGCGGCTGGCGGCGCTGGAACCACACAACGATCTGGTCGCGCTCGTCGGCCGAGAACGGATCAGGGGAGGGTGTGCTCCTCGGCCACGTCAGCTCGGACTGCGGCGAGCCGGACACCAAACCGTCGGCTTTGGCCGCCTTCCAGACCGAGCCGAAAACGGACTGGATCGCGCCCTTCACGGTGTTCACGGAAAGCCCCCGAGCGAGCATCTTTCGCTGCACGGCGCGCAGGTGGCGCGGCTCGATGGCGTCAAGTTGGAGGTCACCCAGCTCCGGCAGGATGTAGGCGTTGAGCACGTTGCGAGCGTGCCGGACGTTCTTTGCCGGGTGCCACGGTGGGCCGGCGTACAACGAGAGAAATTGACTCGCGAACACAGCGAGCGTGATGGGCCTCGGCAAACCGCTCAGTTCAACCCCCTTGTCGGTGGCTGGCTCATCCAGCGGGAGCACATACTGCTTCACATCACGCCCCAAGATCAACTCAATTCAAGAAATGAATACCCAGCAAACAACCTATTTGCGGTATTCCGCGGCACGTCAATCTCAATAACTGCGGTTCAGTGCCGCTTACCGATTGCCCGCGCCGCTGCCCGCCTCACGGGGCCCGTATACGCGAAGCCTCTTGATCTCGTCAAGGGGCTTGACTAAATAGGGAGGTATGAAGATGCCCGGCAAGCCCCAAGAAGGACCGAGCGCGCTGCGCCCCAACCGATACGTCCGTCTGCCGCCTGAGATCGACGACGCGCTGCAAGCGATGGCCGACGAGCAGGACCGGCCCATCGGACGGATCATCCGCGACGTGCTCCGCGACGGTCTGGAGAAGGCCGGACGCCTCAAGCCGGGAACGCTTCGCAGGGCGTCCTGACACCCCACCCCCACCGCTAGCCGCAGCGATCCCCCTGTAAAAAGCGCCGTTCCTTCGGGAGCGGCGTTTTTTTTCGCTCAATCTCGTCAAAGCCCTTGACGAGATTGCCTCCCTCATCTAGTCAAGAGAACAGACAAGATGAGCGCGCCAATGGCGCAGGGAGAGAGTGAGATGGAAAATATCGAGCAGTTGGCAGGGGCCATCCGGCGAACCAACGAGATGACGACCGCCGCGATGCACGCGCTGGTCCTGTCCGACGCCCCCCGAGCCGCAGCGAACCTGAGCTGCGCGGCGATGTTCCTCGCGGACGCCATCGCCTGCCTCACCGGGAACGAGCGCGAAGCGCGCGAGGTCCACATGGCCGCGCACCGCGCGATCGAGGGCGCCTTCCACAACCATCTGGGGGTGGAGTCGTGAGCGCCCCGGTCCCCTCGGTCTGGATCGTCCCGCCCCACGCGGACAAGACGCTCCCGGCGGTTCTCTGTCCCGAGCAGCAGGACTGCATCGACATCGCCAACGGTGCCATCGCCGCGCTGCGGCACTTCATCTCCGATGTCGAGCGGGGCAACACCGTTGCCGCCGAGCACAGCCGCGCGACGGCCTGCCAGATCGTCCACGCCCTCGGCCCGGCGTGGCTCGCGATGCACGAGGCCGCGACCGGACCCGCCGACTACTGCCGCGACTGCGGCAATCTGGCGGACGTCGATTGCCGCTGCGACGAGGAGGACTACCGATGACCGAGGTCAAGGGTTTAATCCCGATCTACGCGCGAACGGCGCGCGATCTCCTGAGCGCGGCCTTGTTCAAGCTCGAAAATGACGGCCTCGACGCCGCCGTCGATGACCTCACTAACGCGGCGACGGTGATGAAGGGAATTCCCGACATGGTCGCCGAGGCAATGGAGGACCGGTCATGACCACGCAGGTTGCAACCACCACGGACATAGACGACCGCACGATCCTGTCACTGGTCACCGATGGCGACTGCTCGAAGCTGTCCGACCAGCAAAAGCTTGCATACTACAAGGCCCGCTGCGACGTGGCGGGCTTAGATTTCCGAGCCCAGCCGTTCCAGTTCCTGCGCCTCAACGGCAAGCTGGTCCTGTACGCCCTCAAGTCTTGCACCGATCAGTTGGCGGCGAAGCACGGCATCCGCTGCGAGATCCTGAACCAGCAGACCGAGGAGGGGATCCGCGTCGTCACCGTGCGCGCCATCGCGCAGGACGGGCGGCAGACCGACGAGATCGGCGCCGTCTCGGTGAAGGGCTTGGCGGGCGAGAGCCTGTGCAACGCCCTGATGAAAGCGTCCACGAAGGCGAAGCGGCGCGCCGTGTTGGCGGTGTGCGGCCTCGGGATGTTGGACGAGTCCGAGCTGGACACGGTTGCGGGCGCACGACCCGAGACATCCGAGGTATCCGAGCCAACCGTGATGATGCCCAGGCGCCTGAGCGAACAGCAGCCTGTGGTCGTCGAGGCTGCCGCCGAGCCCGTGGCGGTGCCGGACGTGACCATCTCAGAGAACGACCGGCGTTACCTGGAGAAGCTGCGCCGCGACAACAACCACGACCGCGACGCCGTGAAGCGTTGGCTCGCTCGGCGTGGGTTCGCGTCGTCGAAGGACATCACCGTGTCCGCGTTCGGCGCGATCCGCGACCGCCTCTCGGACCCGAGCCCGCTGGAGGTGTGAGGTGAGCAAGCCCAAGTTCAAGCGACTCGCATCGGACCTCGCGGACGCAGGAGCGAGCGTCAACTCGACGGCCCCGATGCACGGCAAGGACTGGAGCGATGCGCTCGCGCACGAGCGGGGCGGGAAGGTGGCGGCATGAAGGCGGACGACACGAGCACCAGCAAGGTTGCGCCATTCGAGCGCAAGCGTCCGATCAAGCGAGTCCACGAGCACAAGGCCGAGGCGCATAAGCCAGCGCCCGACCCGGTGCGCGAGGAGCTGCGAAAGCGGCTCAACGACCCGACGTGCACGGTCGAGTACTTCCTCGACAATGAAGCCCCGCCGGAGCGGGAATTCGTCGTCAGCGGCCTGATCGCCGCGCGTGAGGGAGAGTGTGAGGTGAGCAAGACCAAGTTCAAGACCATGAGCAAGCACGAGCAGCGGGCTAGGGGTAGGTACATCAGCGCGATAGGCCAACTCATTAAGGGTGGCTGGATTCCTAAAGACCGGGTGCTTTGTATCATCGTGGCACACGACCCGATGTGCCGTATCTACGGGGATGAGCCCTGCAACTGCGACGCCGAGTTGTCGGTAGATCCAGTGACGTCCGAGTCAATGAGCAATGACTAGCCAGCTCGCACTCTCCTTCGACGCGGAGAGCCACACCTACACGCTGGGGGATCGAAAGATCCCCAGCGTCACGCAGATCCTGAGCTGGGGGCGCGACCTGTCGCGCATCCCGGCATGGACGGCGCAGCGCGGCACCGCGCTACATCTCGCTGCCGAGTACGACGACGTGGGCGACCTAGATGAGTCGAGCGTCGATCCGCTCGTCATGCCCCACCTCACCGCCTACCGCGCGTGGCGAGAGGAGCACCGGCCGCAGTACGTCGCTACCGAAGTTCGGGTTCTGGGCAGTCTGTATGGACTTCTCTACGCCGGCACCATCGACCGGGTGGCGCTGCTCGGTAAGCGCGCCGAACTGGCGATCATCGACATAAAGAGCGGCGCCCCGCGCCCCGCCGAGCATGGGGCGCAGCTCGCGGCCTATGCGCACGCATGGTCGCAGCGCGACGCGACCCCCGAGATACTGCTTGCACTGTACGTGGGGAAGGACCGAGCGTGGACGACGAGGCTATATGATGATTCCGCGTACCTAGGGAACTTCGGCGCCGCACTGCGGCGCTACTACGAGGAGAATGAGTGATGGCATCGGTGAACAAGGCAATCCTGATGGGGCGGCTCGGACACGACCCGGAGCTTCGGCACACCGGAACCGGCAAGGCCGTGGCGAACTTCTCGATCGCCACCGATTCGGTCTGGAAGGACAAGGACGGCCAGCGCCAGAAGCAGACTGAGTGGCACAAGATCACCGCTTGGGGTGCGCTCGCGGAGCTGTGCGCGAAGTACCTCGCCAAAGGGCGCGACGTGTACATCGAGGGCGAGCTCCGCACCCGGCAGTACGAGGACAAGGACGGCATCAAGCGGTCCGTCACCGAGATCGTCGCCTCCGAGGTGAAGTTCATCGGCGGGCCGAGGGCAACTGCTGGGGGAGTCGAGGCCGAGGCGGAGCCCGCAGAGTCGGACGACATTCCGTTCTGAGGGTGCGGGCATGAACCAGCCAAAGCTGAAGGTGGTGATTGGCGGGCACTACGACCCGTCAGAGCGGTGGGCGCGGGAGCCCAGGCTGCGCGGCGTGCTCGACATCCGCGAGCAGCACGAGGAGCGCGCGTACCAGCATAGCGTGGTGTTCATCCGAGCCTGCGCGCTGTTCGGTTTGGGCTACCTTTTCGGGATGTGGATGTGGGGATGAACGACATCGCTAACGAGCGGGACCGCGTGATCGGCTGGTCGCTGACCAAGATGTCTCGCCGCCCTTGGTACGAGTACGCGGGCGAGGTCCACCGGCGCAATCTCAGGAAGGACAGCCGCTCGCCCGAGGGTCAGGTGTTCATCGTCACATGGGAAACGGAAATAGTGAGAGTGGGGTTGGCAATGGACAACATCGCAGTCGAGATCGAAACGATAAACGACGCAGTGGCCGAGTCGAAGAAAACACTCGCCACGCTTGCCGACGAGGTGCGCGAGCTGTCCGACGCAATCGAGCCAGAGCTGCTGGGTGCAATCAAGCGCATCCGCGAGGCTCGGATGAGTGCCGTGGCAGAGGTGCGCGATGCGCTCGTGGCCCTGCGCGACATCCGCAAGTTCTTCTTGGACAACGACTACCAGACCGAGATCGACCGATTGCGGGCGTTCGTGAACCTCTGCAATGAACTCGACAACCTGCGCAAGCAGGGCGTCCTCGATGCCGTCAGCGACACGATCATCAAGCTGTCGGTTGGGGAGGGCTCATGAAAGACACGAAGGCGGTGCCGCCCGATCGTCGCGGGACGCGCTGCCCCAAGTGCAAGGCGTGGTTTCGAGCGAGCCAGCGGAAGCCGGGACAGCGATGTTTGTTCTTCTGCTCCGCGGGGTGTTCGGGCGTAGTCGAGTCCTGCAAGCGGGGGGCGGGGTGAGTGGCAAGCGGAGCCGGGACAAGGGTGCCAGGGTGGAGCGGGAATTTGTGGCGCTCCACCGGGCACTCGGGGTGGCCGCGCACCGCGTGCCGCTCTCCGGTGCCGTGGAAGGCTACAAGGGCGATCTGCGCATCTCGGTGCGCGACCGTGTACTCACCGCCGAGGTGAAGGCGCGAGCCAGCGGGGACGGCTTCCGAACTTTAGAGAGGTGGTTGGCAGAAAATCACCTCCTGTTCTTGAGACGAAACAACGCACCGGCCCTGGTGCTCCTGCCGTGGGAGATATGGGCGTGGCTCATTGGGGGAGGGCATGAGAACGAAGCACAGCATGGCAGCGATGGCGATGCACCATAGTGTGGTTGACCACCACCTCGCCAGTCGCGAGCGCGGCATCGACTACGACCCGCACCATCATGACTACCGCCCGACGTTGACCGCCGAGCAGTGGCTCTGGCTCGCGCAGATCGACGCGGTGCGCTACATCTTGCAAATGGGGCCGCGCCGCCGACGCCCCGGCCCTATCGAATACGAGGAGGCGCGCCGCTGGGTAATCAGTCGCGCGCAGTACGTCGGCTCATTCGAGTTCGTCTGCGGCCTGTTCCCCGACTTCGACGCGCAGGCGATCCGCGAGAAGCTGCTCGCGATCAGGTCCGGCGGCAAGGTGCGGAAAAATACTCAGCAGGGTGTCAGGCCCAGTTGGCGCAGCCGAGCGCAACCGAACGAGGGTAGCATCCGGCCTCGGCAAAGGCATCTGTCTGCATACAGCCCGCGATCTACCGGGGCGCCACTGGGTGCGTTGTGAGCGCAGGGAGCTGGACGCTGCATGAGCGAGGGGCCAGACCACTACACGCGGCTCAACCCTGAGCCGACGAGCGTCATCATCGCGTGGGATCTGCCGTGGTGCGCCGCGAACGCCCTCAAGTACCTCGCCCGCTACCGCTACAAGGGTGGCATCGAGGATCTACGGAAGGCCAAGCACTACATCGAGATGGAGATAGCCAGACTGGAGGTAGAAGAATGAAGAACGATCAAGTTGATTGGACCCCACCCTCAACGGCGCGCAGCGCGCACGCGCTTCCTCGGCGCGAGGTGCTGCTCGCGGCGGATGCGCGCGGCATCGCGACGATCCCGACGCCGAGGCTCGCGCGCCTCGCAGGCGTCTCCGCACGCTCGGCGTGGCTCTGGCTGCGCGGGTACCGCGTCTCCGCTGAGATGGACCGCGCCATGCGCGCCGCGCTCGGCCTGCCGCTGGAGGGGGCGCCGAGTCCACTGCCACAATCTACACGAACTAGAACGGCCGGAACCCGTGCTTCCAGAGGGCGGGGAATAGTCGGTCCTCGGCGTCGCGGATGACGTCCTCGTCGAGGAACGGGAAGGCGTCGTGCAGCATCTCGTGGAATAGTGTCGCGCTCATCGTCTTGGGTTCGGCCTGCTCCAGCACGATGTCCTCGTTCTCCGGGTCGATGTAGCCGAGCAGGGAGTGCGGCGTGGCGATGCCGCGCTCCCTGCGGTGCCGCTGCGCGTCCTTCACGACGCGCACCCGGTACCGCACATCACCCAGCCGGACGTGTCGCATCGAAGTAGAATATCAGCGCCTGCCGCACCACGGCAGACCGGCTGCAATTCTTGCGCTGCGCCGCGTCGTGGATCTCGGCGTCAAGCTCCGGCGTCAGGGTGAAGGTACATTGCACCACCAGCGACTCCGGGTAGCGCCGGTCCCGGCGCACTCGGTCCTCCTTCATCTGCGCCAACACGTCCACCTGCGTGACCCGACGCGCAACCCGGTCGAGGTTCCGCTTCTGGTCGCGCGGCGTGTCCTTGAACTTCTGCGGCCTAACCGATTGCGTGAACAAGGCGCTGTGCCTCCCGCTCAGTCAGGTGCCGCACGACGTGCCACTCGCCACGCTCGTCGCACCTGAACAGCGTCCACTTCCCGGCGTCGAGGCGCAGCTTCCACATCAGCTCCGTCATAGCCCCCAGCTTAGCGTATCGAGATCCACAGAGATCCGATGCTCCTTCGGGTCGAAACGGATGATCGGGCACCCCATACGCTGCGGGGTCAGGACTGCCTCCCGCACGTAGTCGCTGTACCTCAAGAACGAGCCGGTGCGTACCTGCCAGACTTCGCGCAGGGTCTCGGTACCGTTCTTCCCGACATCCAGCCCATAGATCCGTCGCGACGCGAGGTGGTGGTTGTGCCCCAGAGCAAGCAGCTCCGCGCGCGGATACAGCCGGTGCATCTTGTCCAGCTCGAAGAACCCGTTCGCCGCCCCGCTGCGGCCGTGCTGCACCGCGACGGTGTAGGACTGCGAACCAGAGTTGAACCGCAAGTAACCGCCGACGCCGAGATACGGCGCCTCGATTGCGTAGGCGATGAACTCGCACAGGTCGAATAGCGCCTCTCGCCTAGAGCGCGCCTCGTGGTTGCCGCGCACGATGCCCACGAGCTTGCCCTTCTTGGCGAAGGGCTTCAGCTTGGACGCAAGTATCTTGGCCTGCTCGGTGGGCCACTTGCTCTGCCCGAGCAGCTTCTCGCCGGGTGCCTTGCCGGATACGATGGCGTTGTCGGCCAGGTCGCCGTTGGCAAGCAGCAACACACCCTCGTCCTTCACCCAACGCAGGGCCTCATCGAACTCGCGCTCGGCGTGTTCGTTCGCCCCGACGTGGACGTCGGAGATGATGACGAGGGTGTTTGTGACGTGCGTCGGAATCGCGCACGCCATGGCCTAGCTACCGGCTATGAGGGCAGACAAGGCCGCGATCAGCGTGCGGATCACCACGCTGATCCATTGCTCCTTGACGCCGGGGAGCTGGTTGTCGTCGCGGGGCATTACCGCAGTACCGGGCCAATCCCGCCGGTCACGCCCTGCCCGAAGGCAGACGCGAGCAGCAGCTTGCCGTACTCCGCGTCGTTGTAGAACAGCAGGGTGAGGCCAACGGCCACCTGCCCAACGAACAGCGCCCACCAGCGATAATCTATGTCCGTCATCGTCTTTCTTCCTTTGTCATGTTTTGCAGCGTCGGGCGCGCCACGGCCATCCAGCCGGTCGGGTCTGCCCACGCAGCCGCGTCGATCAGCACCCGCTCCGGGTGCCCGCTCTGAAGGTTGCGAACCTGCTGCCCCGCGAGACTGAGCCACGGGGGGATGAAGTTGTTCTCGGGGCGGTATCCGCCGAAAAAGCTCGTGCCGAGCATTGCCGGCGTGCCGACGTTGGACTCCAGCGCCGTCGTCGCCGCGCGCATCGGATCGAACCCGCGCAGCCCCACAGCCGACTTGACTCCCTCGGCCACCGCAGCCGCCGGCAGCGCCGCCACCGGCAACCGCGCGGCGCGGGCAGCACCGAGCCGCTGCAACGAATAGTCCCCCGTCTGGTACGCACGGCGCCAGCCCTGCGGCCCGAGCAGGGGCTCGATGATGTCCTCTTGGAGGTTGCGCCACGCTGCGTGCCCGAAGGGCTGGTACATGGTCAACGCACGCCCGGTGCGTCCCGTGAACCACTCCCCCGAGCCACCCGGATCGTATGGGTGGAACTGGTTCCGGTGCGCGGATTCCTCCAGCGCCTGCCGCAAGTTGCGCGCGTTGACGCCATCCGCCACGTCGTCAAGGCTCAGTCCGAGCTCCTCAAGCTGCTTGCGCGTCGCGGCATTGACGTTGCCCGTCGCCGCGCGCTCGACCAGATCCTCAAGGTAGGGCTTCGCGCCGGCATTGCCGAACCCGCGCAGGCTCTCCTCGACGGCCCGCGTCGCGCGGGGGCCAACCGCATCGTAGTCGGCAAGCTCTCGCGCGTATGCCGCATCCTGCGCGCCGGACAGGTTCGTCAGGCGCCGGAAGCTGGGGTCGCGCAGGTAGTCGTACTTCCCGCGCAGATCGTTCAGGAAGCCGAAGCGCCACGCCGGGGTGCCGGCCTGCGTGAGCTGCGTCGCCGCAGTCTGCCCGAGCAGCGTGTGCGAAACCTGATTCTTGAGCCACGTCAGGGCGCGCTCGCCGGGACCAGGACGGTCGGGGCGATAGATGCTCTCCATCGTGTCCTTGAACAGTTCCGCTTCCAGTGGCGCGGTCGCCTCCAGCATCTGCTGGTAGAGGATGTTCGCGTCGTGTCCCCACGGGTGCGCGGCATCGGGATGCTGCTCAAGGATCGGCCCGAAGTGCCGCGAGCGCGCTACCAGCTCGGGATAGCCGACACGCCCACGCCCGCCGTCGATGTAGATCCGCATCGCCTCGTCGGCGTCGGTGACCCAGTTCGTCGACTGCGGACCCTCGATGCCCCAGAGTTCTTCCAGCGCCTGCGTATCCGGCCCGCGCTCCCCCGTGCGCTGGAACATGGTCTGCGGGGTACGCCCACGGTTCGCCAGCAACTCGCGCAGTCGCGCGGCGCCGCGCCGGGGCTCTGCCGGGATCCACGGGATGTAGTTGGCGCGTGGGGCGTACTGCACCACCTGACCACGATCTGGTCCCTGCGTCACCACGGTTCCCGCCCGGTTCGCTAGCAGCTTCTCGGACGCCGCGTCGTAGAACTCGTCTCGGGCGAGAGTGGCGGCATCCCGCACGCGCTGCGTCTGCCACTGTGGCGGCAGCTCATCGAAGCGCCCGGCGAGCGCAACCGTCACCGCGCGCCGCTCGTTCTCATCAAGGTTCGCGACGCCGGTGCGGTCACGCGCATCCTCGGCCAGCGCACGCTCGGTGTGCGTGTCGCGGTTCATGCCCCGGATCCGACGCCCGGCGATCTGCGCCGCCTGCGACCGCTGGCTGCGGCGCAGCACGAACTCGGAACTCGACACGCCCGTCCGCACGTCGTCCATCAGGGACATATCGAGGTCGTCCCGCGCGACTCTCATGTCCGGCTGATCGTGCATCATGTTCGGCATCGGCTCGACATCCGGCAGCGGTGACCGGAGCGTCAATGCCTGATCGTAGCCAGGCAGGGTGGACACGGCGGGAGTGCGCTGTGGCAGCCGCCCCGCGAGCCGAGCCGCTCCGCGCCCGAGTGCCTGCGCGCCACGCACGACGTACGGCGTGGCGGCGCGGATAGCCAAGTTGCTCCCGCCACCGAGCGCCGCATCGGTCATCACGGTGCCCAGCGTCGAGCCCTCGCCAAGTGGCTTGCCGTTGACGAGGTTGCTCACCCCGCGCGTCACGGCACCGCCGGCGACGCCGCCGAGTGCTCCAGAGCCTACCGTCGCAAGCCAGCCCGCGCCAAGCGGAGGAACGGCGGCGCCGACTACCGCACCCGCAATCGCCGGGGCCGCCACCTTGCCGATCTGCCCCCAGAGCTTAGGCTCAGACAGGTTCTCGAATACCGGGTCGAGCATCTCGCCGGCGGTCGGGTAGTTGTTCTTATGCTTCTCGACCATGCGAACCAGCGCGTCAGACTCCGACTCTAAGAGGTTGTAATCCTCCTCCAGTGGGGAGGAAACTATGTACTCCAGTTCCAGCTCGGAGCTGTCCGTATCGAACAGGTCGTTCAGGTCGTCAGGATCGACCTCGTAGATGTCATCAAGGTTCAAGTGCGCGGCCTACGCTTGACGCCCAGCGCGTCGAGTGCTCGGGCGCCTTCCTCTAGCGTGATCGCGCCGGACTTGTGCGCGGCGACGATGGACTTGGGGGTTGGGTAGGTGCGCAGGATCTCTGCCGTGCGCCCGTTCATGGCGCGGCTGGTCTGCCCGTTCGCGACCTCGGGGCGCACCGCCGCCGGCTCGTCATCGAACGCCGGGTTCGCCTCGGCAGTCTTTTCGGCGGGCTTCTCCGTCATGATCCGCGCCGCCGGGGCATTCTCCTGCACGCCCTTCGCTGCGCCCCTGAGACGGCTGCCCCTCGGGAATACGACCCGGTCGGGAGTCTCCTCCTCCCACAAATAGAACGGCCAACCCGGCTTGTAGCCACGCGCGATTTTGAAGTCTCTGCCCGGCTCAAAGCCGAGCAGCTCCCAGCGGTTCGCGCGATCATACACCGTGCCGACGTTGTCGCTTGCGGAATCGAGCAGCGCGTTGAGGTTGGCGTTGCTCTCCTTGCCAGCCTGCGACAAGAGCGCGCGTCCGAATGCGCCACCGCCACCGCCACCCGCGCCGCCGGACGACTCCAGCCCCACCGCGCTCTCGCGGGCGTAGTTGAGCGAGATCACCGACTCCAGACGCTCGATGTCCTTCAGGATGAAGTTGATCTTCGTCTTGGCGATCAGGTCGCTGGTCGTCTGCGCCTGCCTCGCGAGGTCCATCTTCGTTTCGAGGACCGCGCGCTTCACCTCAGCCATCGCGTTGTCGCGGTCCTCGCGGTTCATCAAGGCGCCGGCGCGGATGTCCTCGACGCGCGTGCGCGCCTGCAACAACTTAGAGCTGTCCGAGAACGTCCCGATCTGAGCAGCGATCTTGTCGAGGTTCGCAGCGGCGTAGTCGGAGATCGCCTTGATCTGTGCGTCGAGCTTCTCCTGCCTGAACCGCTCGGTCCCGGTCTGCGCCGTAACGAGAAGCCCCTGCTGGCCCGTAAGAGCAACATCCGCATCGGTACGCCGGGCGCGATCTGCGGCGGCGCGATTCATGGCGTCCACGTACGCAGCGGAGCGGAGGTCGCGGTCCTCGATCTTGGCGATAGCCTCCTTGATTCTGACATCCGACTCTGCGGCCTTCTGCGCGCGCTCGTCCTCCAGTGCGCCACGCTGGATGTTCCAATACTGATCGTCAGCGCGCTGACCGGCGCTCCACTTGTTGAGCGCTTCCGCTTGGGCGCCACTCACCTGATGCGGGCGCATCTCGCGGTGCGTGATGCCCTGCTGCGTCTGGTTGAACGCCCCCGCGCGGCTCTGCTCCGCGTTCGCACGCTGTGCGTCGATCTTTGCCTGCCAGTCCGCGTCGCCGTACCGGCGCAGATAGTCGGTCCGGAGGTTGGTCTGGTTCGCGGACGCCATCGCGTTGGTGCCCGTCGCCACGTCCTTGTAGATGCCGGACTTGAGCGCCTCGACGTTGAGGTGGATGTCCTGCGCCTTGAGCGCAGCCTGAAGGTCGGCCATCATCCGCTGCCGACGCTTCCGCTGCTCGCCCGTGATGAGATCTGGCAACCACGAACGCTTCGGCTGCATCAACGCCGTCGTGCCGCCGCCGACGCCAGTCCCGATCTCGCTGCCACCCGCCTGCCGTGCGTTGATCCCGCTCCGGTCAACCGGCATCCCCACCGACGCGAGCCCGGTATCGCCCACGACGCCCATCGCGTCGAGGAAGCGGTCCTCCTCCATCCGGAGGTACGAGTTCGGGTGCCCGATGGTATCCTCCAGCAGTTCCTTCCCGCCGCGCAGGATGTTGAACGGCGCCCCGATCACTGTCTGGAGCGCACTCAAGACCACGTTCTGGTCATCTTCCGGGGTCGCGGCGTAAGTGGTCGTACCGAACTGCCCGGTGGCACCGCCCGGCTCCTCGGGGAACAACTCTCCGAAGCCGAGTCCCGGCCCCTCGCCGTATGCGCTCATCGTGGCGAGATCGTTGCTCATGCGCTGCATCGCGCGTGGGTCGCGCAGAACATCCTCCCCCAGCGGGGTGAGGCTGACACCATTGATCTGGTCTGCGAGCGAGTAGTTCATCGGAACCCTTGCCTCATCCAGTACGGCGTCACGCCGAACGATTCGTAGGGGTTCTGCGGGGGAGTGGGCGGCGGTGGGGTCATTGCGTTCGACACGCCCATGCGCGCGGCGCTACCCGCCATGTTGCCGCCCATCCTCGCCGCCGCACCGAGCACCCGCCCACCGAGCTGCGGTTGCGTTGGCTGCATACGGAACTCGGAAGCGTACGAGGGGTGCATCATCGACATCTGCGCGGCGGCTGGCGGATCTGGCGAAATCTCCAGCCCGGCGGGCCGTGGTGACCAGAAGCCGTTTTCCATCCCCCTGAACGCCGCGTTCGTTCCCATGTTGAACACGCCCGTCGCGATGCCGGAGGCAGCGCCACCGAGCGCACCGCGCAACGGGTTCCTGTAGTCCCTCGCGGCGCCCGTGGCCGCGCCACCCACCGTGGTCTTGGCGAGCTCCGGCAGGGCGCTCTCGACTGCCTTGGAGAACCCTTGACTCGTCGGGCTCGTGCCGGAACCGAGCAGGCTCGTGGCCTCCTTGGCGAGATTGCCGCCGAGGTCCACCGCCCCGCTTGGCGCACCCGCAGCGGCGGGAATCGTGCCCGTGTTCGCAGCGATGCCCAGAGCCTCACCGGCAGCGCCGAGCGCGGGACCGATGGCGGAACCGACCGCACTCGTGGCCGCTCCCATGCCGGCAGCTTTGATGTGGTCACCAAAGAACTTGCCGGGATCTTCCCACGGGTAGTTGCCGGACACGAGGTTCTTGATGTCGCTCGCTAGAGCCGCAACACCGCCGCCGAGGATGGCGCTGCCAACAATGCCGGCGGTAACGCCCGTGGCGGTGCCCGCCGTGGCTGCCGTCCCGAGGGTCGCGACCATGGCGCCGAGGCCGCTGAAGATGGGGCTCATCTGCTGCCCCCCAATTCCTTGCGGATCACATATCCGCTGATCTCGAATCCGTTCGCGAGCGCTGACTTGAGGCCAGCTTCGTTGTTCAACGCCACCTCGCCGCGCACGTACTGGTAGCCCATCCGGCGCGCGTGGTCGGTCGCGTACACGCGCATGTCGTGGCTCACGTAGTCCTTGCGCGCCATCGGCAGGACGTAGGTGCCCAGCCCCTCGACCACGCCAGGTGGCAAGCCGGGGAGATGTACCCACGCGCAGTAGCCGATGATCTCGCCCATCTGCTCCGCGACCACCACGGCCTCGCCCGAGCGGATGCCGTGCGTGATCCCCACCATGATGAGGTCATCCATGCGCGGCGTGTCGAACGTCTCGTGCAGCTCCTCGCTCGCCTTGGCGACGAGTTCGCGGAGACTATCGAGGTCGTCCGTCAATGCGAGCCGGATTCTCACTTGGGTCCCTTGCCCCCGAAGAAGTCGGCGAACCACGAGCCCACCCCCTCACCGACCCCCTCACTCGCGCCGCTCAGCGCACCCGACCACCACGGCGCAGACTGCTGCGGGGTGTAGTTCGATCCACTGATGCCGGTGGTCATGCGGGTGATGAGGTCGAGGGGCATGAAGCCCGCCTGCATCATCTGGTTGATACGGTCCTGCTCGATGCTCCGCTGCCGGTCGGACAGGTTCAGCATCTGATCCATGTAGAGGGTGCGCTGCGCGTCGCGCTGCGATTGCAAGCCGAGCCAGTCCTGCAACGCGGCCGACTGACCCATCCGCTCCGCGTCCAGCCCGCCGAGCGTGTACTGCCCGGCCGTGCCCAGCAGGTTGAACAGGGCGTTCTGGTCGCCCTGATTCTTGGCGAACCTGTTCTGCATCATCTGCTCGAACAGATTCTGCTCGTTCTGCCGGTTCGCCTGCTCCGCCGTGAAGCGATCACCGAGCCCCGCAAGCGCGCCTTGGCCCATCCTGTCGGCGTACTGCCCGTAGCCCTGCGCGCCGATCTGCGAGCCGAGGTTGATGGCCTGCGCGCGACGGTTCGCCTCGCGGTCGGTGTAGTCGGCCATCACCCGCTGCTTGTCGCGGTTGGCCTGCGCGAGAATGTCCTTCTGCGCGTTGAGCATCTGTAGTTGCGATGCACCGCTGCGCCCGAGTCCCGCCGCCTCCATTGCCTGCGAGATTTCGGGGAGACGGTTCGCGAGCGTCTCCTGCGCTTCCCGGTCGATGCCGCGAGTGAGCTGCCGGAGGTTCGTATCCGCGAGGTCGTTGGTCTGTGAGACGCCGCGCTGCCCGTAGAAGTCGGCGGCGCCGGGTCCACCAATCGCCCCGCGCATGGTGGAGAGGTAGTCACCCGGATCGGGCATCCCGTACGCGGACGAGCCCTGCACGTCGCGCAAGCCCTGAAGCGCGTTCAGCGGGTCCAGCCACCTGTCGCTGTTCAGGTTATTTCTGACGCCAAGCCCGGCTTGGAACATCTCCGAGTGCCACGGGTCCGCGACGTTGCCGTACGGATCGCGGTTGACGCCGTAGTCCTGCCCGACGCGCAGACCGGTCATCTTCACCGGGGAGGCGAGCGTCACGCCATCGGGTCCGACGATGTCGGTGGCGTTCCACTGCTCCCACTGGTCGGGGAAGTTCATGTAGCGGTTCGTCGCGAGGAACGAAGCCGCATTGAGCTGGTCGGACGCCGGGACTACGCCGTACCCGAGGCGCTGGAAGTCCCACGCGTTCTTGACGCTCTGGAACGGGTTTTCACCGAACAGCCCGCCGCCGCCGAAGAAGTTGCCCGGCCCGCCCGGGTTGTCCTCCCCAAAGAGGGTGTTGTACAGGCCGATGCCGGCTGGGGTGACGTACCGATCTGCTGGATTGTAGGCCAACTACATACCGACCTCGTGGAGCCTTTCGATCCTGCGCGGCGACGACCGCGCTTAGTACGGCACTCCTCGCATGAACCACGGCACCCCACCAGACGGCGAGAACTGCGCACCCGGATTGTACCCGAACCCGCCGTTGCTTAGGCCACCCAGCCACGCACCCAGACCACCGCCGCCCATGTTGTAGCCGGGCATCGACTGCCTCATCCACGGCGCGAGAGCGGACGGCGGCAGGTACGCAGCCGTGTTCTGCATCGAGTCGGCGGGCGAGCCGATGTAAAAGCCGCGCGCCTGCATCTCGGCAATGCGGTCACCCATCGGGTTGCCCGTGGTCGCCATGGGGCCGTTCATCCAGTTCTGCCCCATGCCCGACTTCGACTGGCCAGCACGGTAGGCAATGGCCTCGGGCGACATCACCCCGCCGTATGGACCCTCGGGGTTGTAGCCGCCCGGCATCGGGCCGCGATACATATAGTCATTCCTCGGACCATAGCCGCCGAAACCGCCCGGCCCCAAGCTGCCGCCGCGGCGCGTGAGCAAGTCGATCTGCGGGCTGTAGCCACCCCCAGCGGGGCCGAAACCGCCCGGCCCCGGCGGCACGCCCTGACCGCCGCCGAGGTAGCCCTCCATCATCGGGTTCAGAAGGGGAAGAGGTGCGGGTCGTATCCGAGCGGAGTCCTGACCGCCGCCGAGGTAGCCCTGCATCATCGGGTTCAGAAGGGGAAGAGGTGCGGGTCGTATCCGAGCGGAGTCCTGACCGCCGCCGAGGTAGCCCTCCATCATCGGGTTCTGAGACGGGGGGACACCGCCAGCCGGGCGCGGACCCGGCGCAGGCACCGCGCCGCCCACACCCGGACGCGGCCAGTCGTTCTCGTTCCGGTAGCGGTTCTGCCACGTCTCCGGCGTGCCGCCCTGCGCGACGAAGCGGTCCTGCTCCATCCGCTGCTTCAGCGCCGTCATCGCGGCAATCTGAGCGCGCACGTCCCCCGATGCCTTCGCCGCCTGGTACGCATCGTCACCACCGAGCAGAGCCTGCTTCCGGGCGTACCGATCACGCGCGGCCGCCTCGTCAGCCGCCACCTCTTCCGGCGTGCTCTGGTTCTTCCAGTACCCGGCGTTGCGCGGGTCTGCGGGGTCCGGCGTGTAGATCGGCGCTCGCTGCCCGCGCTCCTGCCCCGGAGGCCCGGACCATGGCATCTGCGCGCCGCCGCGCGCGTACCACGGGCTCATCCCGTAGTCCTCCTCGCGCCGGTCCCACTGCTCCTGCCGTGTCATGCTGCCCGGCGGGCGCTGTCCGTAGTCCACGCGGTCGCCGCGCGACACGCCGCCCTGAGTGGTCGCGAACCGTCTCCGCTCCATGAATCACCTCTACCACAGATTGTTTGCCGGCATCGCACCGGCCTTGCGTGCCGTCTCCACCGACGACCGGGGATTAAAGTAGTTGTAGTCTCCGTATCCTCGGTAGGCGTCCCGCGACATGGTTTTCCAGCCCTGATTCGGGTCGTAGTGATACAGCATGCTCTCGTCCGACCCGTTGCGCTTGAACACGTTACTATTGCCGCCGGACATCGGGACTAGCGTCCCGAACTGAGTCTGAAACGCGGACGGATTCAGCAGATTGTTGTATGCCGCCTGCGGGCCACCCCTTAGCTGCTCTGCGTACTGATCTCGGCTGATAATGTTTCCGAACTGATCCGTGTACTGCGAGCCCGGCGCCCCAGAGAGATTGGGGATCATCACCCCGTTGTGCCACGTCATGCCGGGCGGTGCGGCACCCTGCTGCCCGCCGCCCTGCTGTGGCTGCATCGCCGGACCGTACGGAGTGATGGGGGGCGGGCTGTACGGAGTGACGGGTGGCGGGCTGTACGGAGTGACGGGTGGCATCCCGCCGATGGGGTTGGGACCGCTGCCGGGGCCGCCGCCGTAAAGGTCGCCAGCGCCCTGCCGCCGCGCCTGTCGGCGCTCCTTGCGGTACTCCATCCCCGGCCGCTGCGCGCCGGTCAACTCCGGCATCGGATCACCACCGTAGCCGGCATCTGGGTTGTAGAGGCCGGCGTTCTTTGCCTGCCGACGCTCCTTGCGCCACCCCATACCCAGACGGTTTGCACCCTGTCCTGCGTCGAGCTGCCCCTGCCAGTTGTTGATGCGCCCTTGGAGCTTGTCCATGCGCCCCTGGATTCCCGCCTGGTCGCTCGAGCTCGCGCCCTTGAACTGCTCCTTGAGAGCCCAGAGCCGGTCCTGCGTGCGCCCGATCTTGTTCTCGATCCCGCCGCGCTGCTCCATGCCCTCGCGTCGATCCGCGCGCCAGCCCATGCCCTCGCGCTGCGCGCCACCGCCCTGCTGCGGCGGGGGGTTGTACATCTGGTTCATCATCCAAGGATTGTACATGGTCACTCCGAGATGCTTGCCCCGCCGAGTTCGGTTAGCGGGGAGTCCCCGTCGCGGTCAACGACGGTGCAAATGATGTCCGAGATACGGAAGGGTACCTGAATGTACCCAGCCGCAGAAGCGGCCGAAGTCAGTGCGTTGGAGAATACCAGCTTGAACTGGCGCCCCGAGACGCGCGGGGTCAACGTCACGACGAACAGCGTCGCCTGCCGGTTCTCGCCACGCTGGGTAAGCTGCCCGTCGGTCGAGTCGTACACACGCCCGATGGTCGCGAGCGCCGTGCCCTCATCGAAGTCGCCGTACACCTTCATGTTGATCCAGTAGTTGCCGGACGACAAGTCGGTGTTCTTGTCCCAGGTGTGGTTGGACGAGCTGATCGAGCGCATCACCAGCTCCACCTGCAATAGCTGCTTGGTCTGGAGGGTGCCAAAGTCCATCCACGGGGTTTCGACCTGCGCGTTGACCGTGACCGCAGCCCCGTTGTCCGGGTCTGTGAAGTCGGCGTCCTTGGCGGTCGTTCGCCCGTGCATCATGAGGATGGAGCCGTCCCCCCGCGACACGAGCAACTGCGGCACGTTGCTCCCGCCGTCGATCTGGGTACAGGTTCCGCCCCCCTTGATCTTCGGGTGGTCCTCCAACCACGCCTCGTCGGTGTCGTACTCGTAGATCAGCACCGTGGCGTGGTCGCTGGAACTCGCCGGCAGGGCGTCCTGATGCCGCGTCGAGCTGTTCGTGCCCAGCACCCAGACCACATACCGATTGCGCTCGTCGTGCAGCGCGCAGACAACGCCACCCTGCTCGTCGATCGCCTCGGTCGCGAGCAGATCGCGATACACTCGCTGCGCGATGAGGGTCACGTTCGACCCGTCGAACACGGCGGGACCGTTCCGAGTCCAGATGTAGTGGACGCCATTCGCCGTGACGACTCGGCTGGTCATCGCGAATTGATCGTGAATACCGATCCTCACGCTGTGCGTCCGGCGGGAGAATGGTCCCGACGCCGACCCGGTGGCCGTCAGCAACTCGCGCGAGTACCAGCGATGCACGACAAGGTCGTCGCTGAGATTCTTCATCTCAGCGATCTCGTTCCCCTCGCCCTCAAACGTGATGAAGTTCGGCGCCGCAGTTTGGCCTTGGATGCCGGTGTGCCAACGCAGCAAGTCGCCCCTCTGTGAGTACCAGATCGTGCGGTCGCCGTAGAGCCCGCTGGGGTCCGTCGCATACGAGATGAACAGCCTGCCCCTGTACACCTCGGCAAAAACGCCGCGTGGGTTCAGGCTGGTGAACGCATAGTCGGCTCCGATCTGTGCGGGTGTGCCGATGGACGTGTTGTAGAAGAACAACCGCACGGGATCGACCGGGGAGCCGTTCTGATACGCCGTCAGGTCTACTGCCACCGGAACGCCACGGTCGCTCGTGATGACCAAATAGCTGTGCCCTGCCGTCGTGGCCGGACTGGCTGCGTGAACAGCCGCGCTGGAGTTGGTCACGAGCTGCTCGAACACCACGCACGAGCCGAGCCGGGGGGTGGCCGTATTGATGCCGGTGTGGGTGCCCGTCGTGTCGCGATTCAGCGGGTCAATGAACCGACAAGTCTCCGACGCCGTCGTGTCTGTGTATACGCGGTTCAGTGTCACGGTGGTGCCGGCGACACCCGTCACCCGATACACCTCGTCAGTGGGCACCAGAATCAACTGGCCCACCGTGCGCATCGTGGTGCTCGTCGCCGTCGCGCTGTTGTTCGTGAACGACACGCTTTCCGTCACGTCCGGCGTGTAAAGCGGCTCCACCTTCGCCCCCGGCACATTGTACGCGAGCGCGTAGAAGGCATTTGCAACGATGGACAGATCGGCATTGATGTCCATCACCCACCACCACGGCACGCCGCCGATGCGCGAGTCCAGCAGCTTCTGGCCCTTGCGCACCCACCACTCGCCATCGCGCAGGCCGACGTTGTATCCGCCGCGCATGAACGTGCCGTTGATCGTCCGGTCGGCTACTCGCGTGCCGTTCTGACCGAGCAGCGGCCCGAGCGCGACCTGACGTGAGGGGCGCCTCGGCATCAGCCGTCCTCCTCCACGCCCCAGACCACGCCGCAATAGCGGATCGCGCCGGCACCGATGTCCAGCGACGCGCCAAGCTTGAGCGTGGTATCCACCGCACTCCCCCGCACGCCCTCGTGCAGATTCACAGTCAACGAGCCGCAGTCGCTGCCGGTGATGATCGTTCCCGCCGCCTCTGTCGCCGCGAACGAGCCGCACGGCGCCACGACGTATTGCGCGTTCGATGAGTCGTGGAAGTAGAGAACGCCCACGTTCGCCGCAGCCAGAACCGTCTTGACGATGGCGGTGATCGAAAATCCGCGCAGCCGGTACCGCTTGCCGGGATTCGGCGTCCAGACCACGACCGCCGTGGTCCCGGTGATCGCGTCCCCGATGAAGCCCTGAAAGATGTTCCTTCCGGTGCCACCCTCCAGCGTCGTGACGCGAACATTGCCGGCGAGGATCGCAGCCAGCCGGTTCAGTGCATCAGCAACCGGGTCCACTTACACCCACCCGTACGGCGGGATGCGAGCGCCGATGTCGAAGCCGGGCAGACCCGGCGTCGGACGACCCGCCACCGTGCTCGGCTTGAGGGTCATCCGCGCCTGCGACAACCGCCTCCGATCCACCGCCACGGCCTTGCCCAGCTCGCTCAGATACGCCTGCTGCCACTGGGTGTACAGTTCGGGCTCGTCGTAGTACAGGAACCCGCGCGCCGTGACGCCGAACTCCACCAGCTTCGGCCAGTAGTCCGTCGCGAAGTTGGATCCGGTGGCACCGCTGTCGGTCGTCATTGCCGCCGGATACTCCCACACCCGTTCGCGCATGGCGTACGTGTCGTCGGGGATCGGGCGCAGGACGTAGCCGTTGCCATCGCGCGCCCAGCAGCGCGGGAAGCCCTCGCTCTGCTCGGTCCAGACCGTGTGGTCGTGCAGCGCGTCGAGGCTGATCTCGGGCAGGATCTGGTAGTCCTGCCCCGAGGCGTACCGGATAGCGATCCACTTGCAGTCCTTGAAGGTGCTCGCGTTCGCGAAGGCGTAGTCCGCGACGGACGCCGTCAGCGTTCGCGTCCGCGTGAACTCCATGCCGGCCCAGTTGTGGTCGGCGCAGAGATCCTCGCGGATCGTGTAGTCGATCCAGTTGTCTACATCGGTATTTTCAGTGCTCGTCACCCCGGCTCTGCCGAGGTTTCTCTGCACCCGCGCTCGGATTTCCCCTCGGTTCGCCAATGGTCCGATATCCCTGCTTCACCCACTGGAGTAGGTGTTCGTTCCTCGCGGCGCGACGCTCCGTCTTTGGACCGGGGCGCCGCTGCCCGAGGGCTTCAGTGAACGCACTCACCCGAGACTCTCAGCACCCGGCTTCCGCCCGCTCTGACGCTCGTACGGGCTGTTGCCCGTGTTGGGCGTACCGACGGGCGAACGCTTGACGACGCCGGAGCCCTGCCCCACGCGAGCGGCCTTCGCTCCCTCGGATGCGGTGCTCGGGCCGGCGCGGAGCGCATCACCGGGATATGACTTCCCGGCGAGCGACCCCGCCCGCGCCTTCGCACGCATATCTTGGAACGTAGAGCCCGGTCGCGAGCCCTGCTTGCCCAGATCGTCAGGCATCAGCTCTCCGAGCCGGCGCTGACGTAGAGCGAGCCGTTGCCGCCAGAGATGGGCTTCGTGGACGCCGAGGTGTACGCATCGGTGATGGCGCGCACCGGGTACTCAAAGAAGGTGATGCCGAGGATGACATCGCCAGCCGCGCCCGAGTCGAGAGTCGTCACCTCGAGGAGAATCGACTCGCCGGGGTTGAAGTCGGTGTCGCCCCAGTCGTTGCAGTCCACATAGGCAACCGAGCCGGCCGTCCATGTGGTCGCGACGGGGACGGTGCCGATGGTAATCTGCGACGTGGTGGACAGCGGCGTGATCTGCCGCCGCGCGGTGATGACCGCCGTGCCACCGGTCACCGCCTGCTGCACGGCCACCACGATCCCGGTGACCTTGGACGCCAGCCCGAACGTGTAGTTCAGGCTGTCGGCGTTGTTCGTGTCGCCGCTGCCGATTGGCAGCGCGGCCGTGTGCATCACTGACCGGAGGCTGCTGTAACTCTGCTCTGCCATGACTTGCTCCTAAGCTCCTTCCGGCGCCCTAGTTCGCGGTGCCACGGATCTTGATGATCCGGTTGTCGGCATCCGACGAGTAATCCCAGATGCACTTGAAGCCGCCGAGGTAGTACCACGCCAGCGCCATGTCGCGTCCGAAGTCGCCGGGGATGCCCTCGCGGATCTCCTCCGGCGTCGCGACGCACTCCATGACCGCGTCGGCACCGAAGATGACGGCCTCGCCCTTGTAGCCGTTGATGGTGCTGGCGAGGTGGTTGTCCTCGATGCAGCGACCCGTGTAGATGCGGCCCGTCTCACCAGAGAACAGCTTCTCGGGGTCGCCGTAGTACTGCGCCTTCTCCCAGTCAGGATCGTCCTTCAGGGCGCGCAGCGCATCGACGCCGCCGATGCAGATGTAATTGACGCCATCCCACGGGGGGACGGGCTTCGACGCGTTTGAGTCGTAAGCGCCCTTCTTCAGTGCGTCGATGCAGTTCTTGAAGTCCCAGAGCTGCCAGTCGCGCGTCGCCGAACTCGCGGGGGTCGCGCCATTCACGGTCCACAGTTTGTCCGGCGTATCGACGGCACCGGTCGGCGTGTAGGCCACGTCCGTCTCGTCGAACTGATCCCACGCACGCCAGTCCAGCGCCTTCACCATGTCGTCGGTGAGCGCCGCCGAGATCGGGTCGCGGACCTCGAACTCGGAGAACGTCTCGAACTCCTCGTCCCACGGGATCGCGTAGCCTGACGGGTACGCAACGCACTGACCCTGCGTGGTCGTGAAGTTGCCGCGCGGAATGGGCTGCCCGATGCCGATGATCCGACCACCGACCGCCGTGCCGCTCGCGTTGCCGCGCTTGTTGAACAGGAGAGTCTGGCCGCTACGCTTGCCGTACTGCGGGTCTTTGTCGCAGAACTGACGATAGCGAACCATCGGCTGTCCCATCGCGCGGAACTTGCGCGACAGGGTATTGTTTGACCACAGCCTTTCAGTGGAGTTGTTCCAGCTAAGACCAGCCACCTACATATGCCACCCCGTGGTGCTCTTGCGTTTGCTTTCGCGGCCCGACGAGGCCACGCGCGCCGTGCTTAGGCGCTCCTCTGAAGAACGACTCGCGCAGCACGGTCGCGGGCTGCGGCCCTGTAATCGGGCGTATCGATCTTGTCCCACATCCGCTTCGCCCGAGCAGCTTCGTGTTCCGAAATCGCATCAATGAGCGCGTCCTTCGCGGACACGCGCTCCGGCTCATTCGACACCTGGGCGTCCTGCGCCATCGGCGGCAGCGCCATGTTGCCCGGCGCACTGGCAGCCTGCCGCGCACCGCGTTTCTGACGCTCCTCTTGCGCACGCATCGCCTTGACCGTCTCACCGAGCTGGGCGCGCACCTGGTCCGCAGCCCAATTCGCACGCAGGGACAGATCCAAGTCGGGGTTGGTCTGCGAGAAGTGCCTCGCGATCTCGCCCTGCCACGCCTGAAGGTCGGTGTTGTAACCGTAGAACTGGCTCCAGAAGGCACCGACAGCCGCCTGCTGATCGCGGGCGAGCTGATCCCTCTGGATCTCCGCCATGATGTCGTCGCGCGCCTGCTTCTTCGCGATTGCGACGACCTCGGCCGTGTACCGACGCGGGTTTCTTTGGATCTCCTCGCGGAGCTTATTGTCAAGCTTATCGTCAACGTCCGGCGGGAGCGGCGGCTGTTGTGCCTGCTGTGCCGACTGCGCTGCGCGCTGCTTCAGTTCGTGGAGTTCGCGGGCCTGCGCCTGCGCAAAATCCGCCACCTGCTGCTGGAACGCCACGAAGTCATCCCTGGTGATGACCTCGGACTGGGCTACCTCCGCCACTCTACATAGCCGCCTCGCGGAGCTGCTTGGCTGCGCGGGGCGACATCCCGCGTCGCTGCATCCTTGCCGCCGACCCTTGCGAGTCGGTGGTCGTCAGGAAACGCAGCAGATAGTCGATCTCGGTGATGAGAGCGACGTTCGCTTCCTCGTCCTTCTCGTCGAACGCCTCGGACATGGCCGTGGCGCGACGCTCCAGCAACACCGGACGGACGTGCTCCTGCCAGCCGGGGGGCGTCAGGAGGGTCGCAAGCCGGACGATATGATCCGTCGAGTCCTCGTCATCCCGTCGCTCGATAAGCGTCGGCTTGTCGGGGATCGACATAACGCCGCGCGTCAGGAGTCGCAGGATCTCGGGCAGAGCCTTCGCCTGTAGCCGGACAGCCGAGCGGTCGAAGCTGGCCTTGCCGGCGTAGTCGGCCTCCAGAGACTTCTTGCGTCGGGAGAAGTACGCCGCGATGGCGTCCTCCCACGTCTCGCGGGTCTCGCCTGCGACGACGCGGGAGTCGTCCTCAACGAGCTGGAGGTGCTTGAGCTTCAACGGGTGATTTCCCGACCCTTGAGCCCCACGGCAAGCTCCTGCGACGGCGGGCGCTCCAGGTGCCCCTGCTTCCGGTTCTGAACGACCTTCGGCTGCGCCATGAACGACTTGCCAGCGATGCCGTACGCGCACTCCTTGTGCGTGCTGCGCTTCATCCCACTATAAGGCTTCACGATTCCCCCTATACTCCTAAACCGGGCCTACCGCAAGAGTTGTGCCGAAGTGTGGCACGCTACTTGCCGGCCGGTTCCCGACGGGAGAGATCCCTCTCTCGCGCCGCCAACTCGTGCTTCGTGCCCTGCTCGTCGATCCGGTTCAGCAGCGCAGCCGTGATCTTCAGGTTCTCACTTGTCTGCTGTATCTGGGACGTGATGATCCGGTCCTGCGCCTTCAAGTCCTCTAGCGTGTCACGCTGCTCCGTGTCCACGCCGGACTGGAAGTAGACCACCGCCACCATCGCGGCGGCGAGGATCACCGGGCTCAGAAGCCCCTTCTGCGCCAAGAAATCAAAGGCTTCCTTCAGCATCACCGACTCCATAGCTCGATCTCGGCCGCGCGACGGCGCACCAGCCCCGGTAGATCGACAGGTTTTCTGGTAAGTGGGTGCCGCCCCCTTGTCCAACGCCGGAGCTCGGACGGTACGGCGTCGTAATTCCCTTCGTTGAGGCGCCTGCGCAGCGTGCTCGACGCGAACGCGCCGGATCCCACGTTGAACACGAAGGACGTCAGCGCGCCGCGCTGGTTCTCGTTCAGCGTGGCCGAGATCAGGCGGTCAACGTGCGCCGCCGCGTCGGTGATATCAACCGCCAGCATCACCTCGGCCTCGGCTTCGGTGATCGCGTCGCCCTCGGATACGCCCCGCGTATGCCCGTAGCCGATGGTCCACTTCCCGGCCGCGCAGCGATACGCCTCCAGCCGCAGCCCCTCGTACTGCTTCACGAGGTCCACCGTGGCGTCATTCACGGGCGCTGTCATCGTCCGGCCCACCAGACGACGTATGCAAGCCCAAAGGCGAGCACACAGCCCCAGAGCGCAGCCTCAACCATCATCGCACCGTGAAGGTCAGCGTCGAACACGCTTGGTTGCTGGCCTGACGTAGCTCTACCGCGATCACGTAACGGCCAGTCGTACGTTGCATCACCGCACCCGGCTGCGCGCCACGCGATGGCTCCGAGATGGCACCGGTTGGGCTGTACATCTGGAGCCAGTAGTCGGCGCACGAGGCGTTGCCGTGGTTCTGGGACTGGAGCTCGAGGAACGGCGGCGGGTTCTGCGCGCTCGGGTCGGGGGTGTGGCAGATGAGCGTCGGCTCCGTGGCGCCCGCATCGAACACAATGGTCCGGCTGGTGCGCAGCTCGTAGTCGCACGTCTTGCCGAATGTGTGCGTGGGCGGCACGACGGTGGGCGCCGGTGTTGGCTTCGGTGGGTAGAGTTTCTCGCAGCGCCGGATGCATTTCTGGAGCGGGGTGCGCCCTCCCTCGGGGAAGAGCGAAAAGTCGGTCGCATACACCGATCCGCCGAGGAGCAACACACCCATCATCGCGATCAGATGCTTCATGACACTCTCTCCAGCACGATGAAGGACGAGATTTCGATTGTCGTCGTACCGGCGGTGTTGGTGGCACCCTGCACCGCGAGGGTTCCGGCGGACGTGCCGTTCTTGATGTAGCCGTTGACGAGGCACGCGAGATTGCTCAGTGGGCCAGCCGAGTCAGACGATAGCAGCTTTGTCGCATCGGCGTTGTGGATCTCCCATGCGCTTGTTGCCGAGTTGCCTGCGGCGGGGTCCGTAATCTGACAGACCGTGGTCACGGCGATGGTCGAGCTGGTCGATGACGACAGATCGAATCCAAGCGCGATGTCGGCCCCAGCAACACTGGTAGAGTAGAGGATGCGCCCGGTGATGAGGTAATTACCGGCAGCGACCATGTTGAAGGACGACAGGTCGGTGATGTTGGCGAGCGTCGTGGAACTCAGAGCCTGTGACGCCGACATCCGCTTGGTCTGCCGCGCGTCGTCCCCGGAGCAGTTGACCTTGTTCCAGTTTGAGTTCGTGTTGTCCCAGATGACGGTCAGCGTATCTCCCGGCTTCAGCACGCAATCTACGCCGAGCACCGTGTTGGCGTTGTCGAGCACGGTGATGTTGTCGGTCGTGTCGGTGTTCATGATCGTGAACATCTGACCGTCTGCGATGCCGTCGTTGATCGCCGTCGTCGTGCTCGATGAACGAGCGGCGGTAGCATCTACACGCTGCAAGGTTTCCGACGCGGTAAGGGTGAACGCGGCGCCGACCGTGGTCGTGATCGGCACGTAAACGGTCGTGTCCGCGTTGCGGATGCCGATGTTGGTGGTCGCCGTCGAGAGCGCCGCGATGTCCACGCCGATGTTGGTGGTCACCGTCTCGGTGCCGCCCGCTGCGGCCTTGGTTACGTCCGCGACGACGACGCCATAGCGATTCGTGACCGTCGTGGTGCCGCTGGCTGCTGCACTGATGGTCGGGGCGGATCTGAGGCCGATAATGTCCGACCAATTGAACGTCCCGGTAGAAGTGTTCCTGACTACGGGAATGTGTTGCAGCCCAATCTCGGCCTCACCGACACCCGACGTTGCCGTGCCTGTCGTCG